GTGGCTAAGTACTTCGAGACCATCTGACTCTTAAATGTGTGGCCTGGTAAACCTAGAGACGAACGCCTCCAGGAAAAACCCAGACCAACACAATTGTGTCAATTCGTCTCACGTGTTGCTACACACGCACTATCCGGCCACCGGATAGATTCCTTCGTATTGCCATGGTGCACATACAAAGTATCAAAATAATTTTCATTAATCGGTAAAATCACTAAAAGCCGTATAATTTTAATTTAAGGGTAAAACTATGAAAACCTATACTCAAATCCTACGAATTCTCCGTAATTTCGTACTGATACAAAATTGGAGCTCCCGTAAAGAACATGAGTGTAAAATCCTCGCCTACAGCATCCCACTGCTGAAATTCTGGGCGGTTGGAAGGAATAGTAGAATAGGATGAATCCAAAAACCTACTCTGTGTGGTAACAGTATGACTATTTGAAGGCAAAGACTGCGCTCGCACATTGCGCGCACTTCTAAAACGATCTGTAGCATAGAATGGCAATTCAACTTCAACTGTGTTATTAATGGAACAATTAGTGGTAGATGCTCCGGCACCAGAAGATGGATTAAAACTTTTTGTACCAAACTTAGATAAAAATTCGGGAGTACGATTATATGCAGCGCCAAGTGTTAGCATCTTACCATTATCGACACCCACAAAATTTCCGCGAACAACACTAGCATTGCCGTCAGATACGCTTCCAAACAAATATTTCTTGCGCCGTGCTCCTCGTACTCCCGCATAACACGGAGACCACCAAGATGCAAAATCTTTGTTAACAACAGACAATGGGGTAGTACCATCAATCGAACTCAAATCTATCCCCTCAGGATCATAACCAGTCTGATAAGAAGCATCTTTATTAGTCAAAATATTAATGTTTTTTCTTCCAAGAGAAGGCAAAGGTGTAACCCAATACCTAGTCATAACATACCGCTTACACAATTCTCTGATGGAAGTAGGAGGATCACCGTACCAAACGGTATATGTCTGATCCGCCTGCTCACCTTCAGAACTAATTGGTTGAATGGATGATGTTCCAGTGGGCCTATCACTCATCGGATTAGTTGGATTTTCAGTACCATCCAACATACCACTTTGCGATTCCAACACTTCAACCGTTTTCTCAATTTCAGACTCAAGCCCAACAAGCTTCTCTTCCCCGGCCGAAAAAGCCTGTGCCGTTGCGGGAGGAGGTGCAAAAAGATGAAAGTCATTGAGCTTCGAATTGTTAGGAGCTGCAAATTTAGCATCTTCACACATAGATACAAACACATTAACTGCAATAGTACTATCTTCACCAGGACTCACCAACTCATTCAAAACATTGAGCTCAAGCATTCCATTATGCACGCCGGGCACATAATTTAAACGTCCAATATCACTAAAATTGCGTGAAGTATTACTTAACGTTCCGCACTTCAACCACTTTTCTGATTGAGCCCAACCTACTACAATCTCGAAATCATCTTCCTCAGCAATATCGATAACACGACTATAATTGGTGTTATATTCGACATTACCACTGTGAAAATTAGGGTCAAAACGAGCTAAAATCCTTCCCTTATGAAAATCAGATTTAACAATTTGAAATCTAAACTTAATCGAACCATTCCATGTATCGAAACATTGCGCAAGCATCGACATTGGTGTTGGATGAATTTCCCCACCAACACCAAGGTAATCAAACAGCATTGGCGTAACGCGGGCATTAAAGAGCAAATCGTCCGCACTCCTAATAGGCGACCACGCAAATGTCGTCAAATATGATTCTCTTTGAGCTATATCTAAAATGCCCATTTGATCAACACCATCAAGTCCAGCAACTCGCGTATCAATAGTAAGCTCAGCTTTGCTGTCCAATGTCAATTTATGAACCGCATCAGCGGCATCTACATTCGCAAGATTGCCCGTGGGATTGGGTTTATACAATTGAATATCAGACACAACTGAAGGCCTGGAATACCCGAAAATTTTCGCAACTTCACCAACCTTCTCCGCAACCATCTGAGTGGCTAACGCATACGGACGAATAAGTGGCATTTCTGACAAAACACCAGCCGCTTTAGCAACTAACGCTGCAGGCTTAGATATAATTCCTGTACCATACTCATCATTGGTTGTAATAGAATTTTTCTTGTTCTTCTGGCTAAGATTCCTCTTTCCGGCTTGGGATTTCAAAAGTGCCGAAGATGTCACTTGATATTGAGTGGGCATCGTCAAAACAACATCCTCAGCCCACAAATAAATTGTAATAGTAACAGGATCATTGCCACCATTTGCATGTCTCAAATTGGTAAACGATTTAACAGAAATCTCACCCATGTCGTTATATTGCTGATCAGACAAAGAAAGATAATTCTGATTCCAGAAAAAAGGCATACACAGCTCACCTCCAGTATTCTTAGTTGGATTTAAGAAAAAATGAGGTTTTTGAGAAGCTTGTATTAAATCTAATGAAATAAAATTTCTCTCTACAGTAACTTGATCCAAACCGGACAATGGATTATAACTGGCCAAAGCGCGACCAAAATGAAACTTAGTACCACTAATAACCATCTTACAATGCAGTTTCATACGCAACAATTCATAATTCTTAATCTTATCCGCTACGAAAGGGTTCTCAATAAACTCCTTCCACGGATTAAATTGATAAAAAAAAGGTTGATCAACCACCCAAGACTGTACGGACTGCCGTATAGGGCGAGACAAGAAATCACCTAAATGTGAATCACCGGCTTCAACTGCATCACGGGTTGCATCATATTCACCATGGACGCTGGTCGTCCATCCAGCATCCTGATCAGCAAATGCCGTAATTTGCTCCTTAACCATTGGAGCAGATTCGCTGACCGACAATCCTGGTTCACTATTTGTGGCCGCAATACCACTTTGAGAATCCAAAACATCATTGTCCAAATCAATAACAATCGCTTTATACATTTCAATTTCGGTTCTCAACTTATCGCAATGATTATATTTTCGCGCAAGCGAACATCGCAACGTTTTATTTTCCTTCTTAAGTGCTTTAATTTCCATCAAAAGACTAGCAACATCAAAGGATGGAACGCGACTCAGCGCCACGCCCCAATCGAAATTTTCTCCATCGACAACGGAGGGCACATTAGTGCCATATTCTTCTGTCATTTTAATTTGACTGAGGTCCATTTAACATGTCTCCATCCGCACTGGCCTCACAGCACGCCGGATAATTTCTGTTTTAGATTGACAAAATCTCCCGTAAATACGGGCTTAGTACTAAGACTACGTCTACGTCATAATTTTCCTACATAGCTTGCAGACAAAAACAACTAACAAAACTTGTGGTCCCTACTTATGACGGGATTATTTAACTTTACCACCACATGCCTGCAGGTGAGAACCATTTTAACGTCATGTTCAGGACAAAGCCAAATGCTCAATTGCACTTGGCCAATCCAAACTTATTACAATACCAATTCAATCGTTCATCATATGTGGGTAAATCACTTATATATCCCGATAAACCAGTATCACAAACAACTTCCAACAATTGTTTTCTCCTTTCTTCATACACATCGCGCCCAAACTCAAAATATTTAAGTGCGGCATTATTAATGGCCTCTGCTGATGACTGTTCCATCGACAGTATGCCACTTTTTATATGCGTGTGCAACATTTTAGCGATAGTGCTTTCTTCGCATGGACAACGATACAAATTAAGTTCATCATCCCACACAGCGTAATGTTTAAGAAAACTGGCCGAAGACAAATGAATATATGGTACTGATTCCGCATTCTTGTCGGCCATCGTGTACTTAATCCCCATACATTCAAACACTTTAGCAACACGAGTGTGATTAATCGCATCATATCCTTTCCGCACAGTCATAATATTATCATCACCGTACGTCATCAATGAAACAACTTCTCGAAATGCCGGTGTTCTCCACCAACCGTCTTCTTCAGCAATCGTATAATACGCATAACGCATATATAAAGAATTAACTAAAGAATTAATAATAACGGTTAAAGGATGACCAGAAGGATTCGAACCGAAAAATTGAACCAATGTACCAAAATAATCGTACGTAGGATAAGTTATTTCAGTAGCAATACCCCTCATTATTTCCAAATCACGTGCAGAATAATTACCACTCTTCTCTGCAATCTGAATCAATATCTTAAATGCAGCAAACATAAAACGAGCGGACATACGCGCATCAAATTTGGCGTAATCTCCCGCAATACCACGTTCCCAACCATATCTTCCAATATGCTCATAAATGTCCGTCCATTCTGGAGATTGTTGAACAACGCCAACAGCGCATTCGAATGTTGTTTGATTACGCTGCACAAGTGCTGCTAAAGACAAAAAATACTTCCGAACCAACAAAATAGTCGCAAAATTACAAGCAGCAAAAACACGAACCTTGTCCTTATCAATTTCTGAAGGTGCATCTTTCAAAGAACTTTTATGCACTGTGTTAACACGAAAACCTTTGGCTAATGTTTCTTCCATGCGAGCAACTTCTGCCCATAATTCTGGCGGAGCATCACGCACACACGAAATTCCATCAACAACTCTATCGGACAAATCAACAATTTTATCCTTAGGCCCCGAATGTGGAAAACCTCGTGATGTAGCAAAATTAATAGCGTTTACACCCAAAACTCCATCCAAACCAGACAAGTTAGCATCATCAGAAATAACGCGTACTTGCCGTAACTCTTTTTCGCACAATCCCTTCTCAATATCGACTCCATAATCGACAACTGATTTATCCAATCTCACTTGATCTATTTGAAATACGGTATCCACCTTTCCAACAATATCAGCTTCCTTGTGACGACGATCTGCCATTTCCTTAGGCTTGCCATGTTGTTTCCCAATGCCCATTATAGTCGTCACCGAATCTGAAATCAAAGAGGTAACCACTTTACTACTAGGCGTTGAAAAAGGTTGATTGTGTGATCCTATCACCTTAATCTTACTACCCAAAGGAAGCGTTCTGGTGACACATTTTTCATGAGGTGCCTTTAATGGACCAACATTAACATCCTGAATCTGAGTATTAAAAGGCATCGAACTATGCGAAAACAATATGGCAGGTTTCGCAGCCAACTTACTCTTCGCAACATAATACTGTTCAAAAGTCAACAAACCAGCACCTCCGTGTTTACCGCGGCCGGCCAAATGAAAGCCTGCAATGTGATGCTTCTTTCCCAAACCAACAAGCGTGCCCATGCACAAACCATTAAACGTGTTTATAGGAAAATTGTAATCCAATCCTTTAAATACACCCCCGCGCTCTGTATGAACACGCTTATAAGTCGCACAAAAAGGATCACTAACTTTCACACAATGACTATCGTTATATACCATACGGCAATCAATACTTTTGCCGTCATAAATTTCAGCTGTGGGCAAATATCCAGTAATGTCTTTTTGATCTCCCATTTCTGGAAGATACCATAAACACAAATCTCCACTGACTTTAATGGTGGAAGCCGGGTCCAATATCACGTTAGCAAAATTCCCTGCTGGACGCCGAATTTTCGCTCTCATCGACTGCTTAGGCACTACATGGCCAGGTAAAAGCCATATATTGCTTTCTATTGGAACAATATTGCAAAATTCTCCATCTTCTTTCTCAAGAATGCATTGACGTTTAATCATCATGTTAATAATATGCTGATCACATGTGTTCTCCGCATCATGCCCACGCGGAACCTTATAACGATACGGGCGTTCTCGAATTTCACGTCCAATATCGCCCCACCACGGGTGTTCATCTTTTTGCCACGGTTTCTCATTAACTTCAAAACCATTGTTAAAATCATCACGTTCACCCGCTTGCACATGCTTTAAAGAAGCAAAATAAGCACGAGCAGCATCGCGCAAAATTTTCCACATAAACATGCCCCCAAATGCAAACAGAATTCTACGCTTGGTCTCCCAACTCAATTCTGAAAACCAAACTGACGGACGAGGACAATGTGTATATCGACTCAATAACTGATTACGTAACTGTCGAACTTTAAAGCAAATTAATGCAATAATCATTCCAAATACAAAAATAACAAAAGTTCCGCAAAACCGTGCTCCTGAAAATTCTGCGAACGTAACAAAACCTAAAATGCACAAAAAATGAGAAACATAAAATCTCACAGCTTCAACAAATTGATTGCGAAATTTGTAACCCATCATCATAAGTCCATATTGTGTGTTAAAAAATTCCACAAGCCAAATATCGACTCGAGCACATACGCGTTCCTCCATAATAAGATACCAATCTCGAACTTCGCAAATACCAGACAAACCGGCCTGAGAATCCATTTTCTCACACTTACAAAATTGTGGAGGCATCTTGCATTCCGAACAAATCTCGAAAGTATCATTCTCACGTTGCCCAGCAACAAATGCACGCTGCCCCTCAAAATGTTCGAGAGCTTCACTCTTCAAAAAATCCAACAACTCTTCAATGCTCAGCCACTTATCCCCAAAGATATACTTCTTCGTAAAAGATTGCTTGAGCAATTTATCAAATTTTGTCGAACCTCCCCGTTCCAAAGGGATCCAAGTATATGGGCGAAACAATGCATAATCTGGGAACATGTTACTCCCAAATATTCGCGCCTTAGTCTTATCTAAACGAGCGGAATCTTTTTCTTGAAATTCAGGACGAACTACTTGCTCAATGTGAACGTTAAAGCGACGATAAATTGCCTCAGGTTCATTAACCCAATTTGGGGCATCTAAATTATCGACATTTGTCGTAGCAGTAATCACACGAGGATCAAGCATAATCTGTCCTTTCTTTTCAGCTTCTGCCACGGTAGCAGGCATAGGTTGATTATTATTTAAAAGAATAATTTTCTCAATCGGACATTCAGTTGCCTTGTCCGATCTCACCTGAGCGATATCATCAATACGAATTATGGTGTGATGCGTACAAATGCCTGACATAAACTTATCCTGCTCATTCATCGAAAAACAATTATCAGGGGTATTATCATATCCTCCAACACCAGCCACATAACGACCGACACTGTTGGCAACGACAGTTTTTCCAACACTAGAACCACCAGTAAAAAGAATACAAAAAGGAGCTTCCCTCAAAGTGCCTTTCTTTTGTTTACATCGACCTACAGCTATTTTCCGCAAATTCAATAAACGCGTGCTATAATACGTCCGTTCTCCGTCCTTGCATATCTTTATTTCGTTTAAACAATGATTGATACAATTATTCAATTCACGATCAAAATCTGCAAACTCCAACGTGCCTATACGACCAACGTCAATCAAAGGCCATTCTGCAACAATTCGCGTGTACATATCCTCAAAAGCATTCTTAGGCACATCGTCCCAAAAAGCTGATAAATTACCTGTTTCGCAAAATTGAACAAAACAAAAAGCCACTTTTGTACACAACTTCCATGTCTCCTCAACTATTTCTGATAAAGTGACAATCCGAGACATTGGTTGCGTCTTAAATACACATACTCCCCATAAAGAAAATTCAACACGTTTAATCCAACCATTCGCAACAAACATATTTAACAAAACGTTGATATTCTTTAAAATCTCCGAGTTCACAATACGAGGCAAATTTTCCTCAAGAATTAACTTAAACGAAGTCAAAACTTCCCAAGAAATAAATGGAACTCGAAACTCCTCTATAATTTCACGAAAGAAAAACCAAACACTACCAAAAAAATCGACAGCTTCATCAGACATGTCGTAAACTAAATTGTAAAAATCTTTCTTGCCCACCTGTGATTGAAGCAATTGCTTCTTACTCTCAATACACTTCTTATTTTCCTCCTTACGCTGCTCAATTTGTTGTGCTGTAATGGCACGCTTCTTGGCAGCATTTCTCTTATCCTTCTGCTTCTTAACCCACTTGCTTTGAGCATACTTATCTCCACCCTGAGATTCAAGTAATTGGCCAACAACAAAATCATACCAATAAGAAGGCAAATTTAGTACAAATGGAAGAAGGTAACAACGCAAGAGAAAAATAATATGTGCGAATTGCAATCCTCCTCCAGTTAAACAAAAAAAAACAATCCAACACTTAGAAGGTAATTTCCAAGTGCATCTAACCCTAAATGGCGTAAAAGGCAAGATAAAAAAATGGACGACCATAATCCACATAACCACCTCGACAAAAGGTAGCTCCCAATTGAATGGGATAAAGCCTATTTTGTTGCTATTGTCATTATTTCCGCAAATAAAAAAACTTTTCATATTTGTAGGGAATAGGCAAATTTTAATAATTCGCGAAGGAATTCTAAATAAAACTTCAAGCAACAACATAAATCAAAAAACAACAATTCTCTCAATTCATATCCTTAGATTCAAAAATGACGGGCAAGGCAACATACCCTATACGTGCGGTAACACATACTGAAACGAAAATGTGATATAAATATATTGACTCATACTTCAATACGTCGAATTAATGTGCGCCAAGACAGACCGATTCGTTCTACATAACTTTCTATTTCTACTAGCTCCACGTTCTTATTAGGTCACTAGGTTATATCAAAATTACTAATCATGTAAAAGGGATTCTGCTATAGGAAACACAAAATATGATCCACTAATTAAAGTGAAAATTTAATTTAAAAATTTAAATTGTAGAATTCATAATATCTAAGGCTCATAGCTGGTCGCAACGACGCGAATAAAAATCGTTACGACTCTAATACCATGCGCCAAATTGGCTCGCACTATTAACGGTGTGCTACCGCATGAAAAATGTAATAATAAACTAAACTAAACTTCCGAACGAAAAGTCTATACATATCCATGATAACTATTAGGCAATTTACGAAGTTTGGAATAATTACTCAATTAATAATACATCAACACTACGTGGTTGCAATAAAGCAAACACGCAAGATGTCTGTTCTATTAGCAACAACAAAAGGGGTTCAATACGAAACCCTAGTGCAGTTACTAAATTTTCGAATCAAACATAAATGATGCGTTAATAAAATCGAATAATGAAAATCCGCCAGAC